CATTATATAATTTATCTATCTCTAGCATTTTTATTATTTTTTAGAGTAAACCTAGATTTAACGCTGGCCAGCAAATCTCTTACTCCTTTTTTTAATTTCGTATGTCTCAAAATAAACCACTGATGAAATTTTAGATTCGTAACTACCAATGCTCTATCTGTTCAATTTGAACGGTTTTATTATATTCAAATACTTCGATATATACTGGATCTTCATCCCATATATCAAATATAATAGGCTTTGTTTTATCCTTTACTTTTTCAAGTTTGCTAATTAACTCTTCTGTGGTCATAATCTACTCCATAAAATACGACTTCATATATATCATTTCATTTACACTACCATTCTTGTTTGTCTCTGAATATTTGAAGCTGTAACTGGTCACATTTGACACAGTTCCTTTCTTATGATTATTCTGAAATTCTTTTGCAATTTTGTCCATTTCTACACCTCACTCGAAACAACGCTTTCATCTTAATATTTTGACCAATCAATAGCCACATACTGCTTGTAACGAGGATAATATGTAGTAGTTCCAGTCTGTTTTCTACACCAATCATCTAATAGTTCCTGTAAAGATGCTTCGTCACACTGTTCATAAGCATCATCGTGTAAATTTGTACAAGCATCTTCTATTACATTGGCTGCATCAATAGAAATCTTTTCAACAGAAGTAACCCATAACCTCTCTGGTCTATTATCATCATCTGCATAGTTACAATAATAATCATCAAAGAAGTCATCTACCGTGTCATAATATTCATCGAATTCTTCACAATAAAGCATAGTGTTAACATCTTTTTCATTGATTTCAACAGCATTTGCTACTTTCTCATTCCATTCATTTATTCTCTTTTCTTCATCAGCTTTCTTCTGACCTTCACAATCACAATGTAAATATGCTTGATTTTTATAAGGTTGTCCGCAATAAGGACATAAACTTTGTACTCCGTTATAACAACTTCGACAAAATGATAGAGCTTGATGTTCATATGGGAAACGACATTTTCTACCAGCTTCTGAAGTATCACCTTTAATTCCATATATATTATCTTCTATTCTCATACCAAGTCCATTACACACAGGACAAATTCTTTCATGTTCTGTGAGGTTTTTGATGAGAATTTTAGGGAAAGACTCTTGAATTGTTTTATATAAATCAACTGTTTCTATACGTATCAATAACACCACCTGCTTTCACAATATCCATAGCATCTTCCTTATTAATAACATCTCTTGAACTAAGAGTGAGACTATCATCTATTCTATATGTAACCTTTTTTTAATTCATCAATTACTTTGTCTGCATCATAAGCGCATTTTTGACTACATAAAATCTGCATTACTTCTGATTTTCTAACATAACCCATTTCTGAAGGAAGTTTAGATAATTCTTTTCGTAAAATACTTTTACTTATTAGATCACTCATTAATTCTTTTTTCTCCTGTCTAAAACATCATCTAATCAATCAATACTATTAGTCCGTCCAAATTATTTTCATCCAAAATTTCTTCCAATAACGTCTCATTACAAGTCATTAGTTTTTGCATTTCTATGATTTCTTCTCTTGAATAATAAATAACGCATTCATAATTAGGTGGAAAACTAAAATATTGTTTATAAAATTCTGATGTTTTATCTATAGACCATGAATCGATTTTATTATAATCGTTCCATTTTACCGCACAGTCTTTTCCATATTTATCTGCTTCATTTCTTAAAAATGGCATACCTGCATATTTCCCATCATCTACCAGTTTTCCATCTTTAGGTGAATAAAAGTAATAATAATTTCCCATAATATCCTCCATACAATTACGAAACCTGCGTTTCAATAGTTATTCTAACCAATTATTGTCCAAATAATAAAATCCATATACAGCGGCACAAATAAAAATAATCCAAAATATCCAGAAAATAACAATTGCAAAATTAGATTCCAAATATTCTATTGTCTCGTCAATTGTCGAATTATTATAAAAAGGCGTATTGTCTGAAATGGTTTTATTCCTTAAATCAGTAAAAATTGTTCCTTTATACTCTGTACCAACACCATAGTATACATATCTTACATGGCTTGATTCCTTAATTGTGTCGATGTAATCTTCATTTGGTAAATTTATTTTATAACTTTCAAAAGTCACACCACAGAATGAAATTTCTTTACATTTGATATCTTCACTTCCAACTCTATCCCAAGTCCAATATGTTTCTGTCCTTGTATGAGTTTGTCTTGTTTTTCCACTGCCAGTTGTATATGTAACAACTCTTGTATGCATCGTATATCGCTCTTTAACTTTTTCTACATACATATATTCTCCACCAATTTCAGGATATGTAACTGTATCTACCGCTTTTAAATCACCATATACAAACGCATTGCCAACATTAGTATCCATGCCATACTGGAATAAATCCTGGCTTTCTATTTTGACAGCTTTATTATATATTTCATTCTGATCCATTTGGTGTTCAGAAATCTTTGTAGAAATCAGAACACCAATAAGAATCATGACAGCAATAATTGAAATGCTGGCCAAAATTTCACGCTTAGTAATTTCAAAATTTCCAAGATCAAATCCTCTGCTATGCCTATATGTATATCCCATATTTTATTCTCCAAAGAGATGCTGCGGCGCATCAACAGGCGCATTGTAGTCCAAATATTGATACTCTTGGATTTCGTATCCTAAAATATCAAGAAACATTCTCGTAGGGAATTTCCTAACGTATCTCTTATATTCCTTAATCTGCTTGTTATAATTACTACGGTATTCGGCAATTAAATTTTCAGTCATAGATAATTCATTCATAAGTGTCTTATAATTTTCATTAGACTTTAATTCAGGATAAGCTTCTGCCACTGCTGTAATTGCCGTTGTAATGTTTTCAATATCGCCAGTAGATCCTCTTCCATCTACGATAGCCTTTAACGTTTCTGATTCATGGTTATCATACTGCTTTACACAATCAGCTAGGTTATATACCAAGTCAACTCTTCTCTTTTCCTGAACTTTGATATCCGACTGTGCGGTATTAACCTGTTCCTCAAATGCAATAGCTTTATTTTGCGAACTCTGAATTCCAAATACAATCATCAAAACAACTGCTAAAACTCCTACTACAATAACTACAGGTACTTTCCAATTTGTGTTTTTCATTTTTATTCTCCTTTTTTATTAAAATTTTTTCCAACCATCAGTAATTCCTGTCATCCAATAAATAATTTCATCTCTGTCGTTCTTCAATTTCTCATCTAAGACATGATTCAAAATCTCGTTTAGCCAGTATCCAACATCTTTTCCACTTTTTATATGCATAATATCCATTACATCTTTGCCATTCACTGCTAAATCTTTTAGAGAAAAACATTCATTTTCTCCTAAAACTTCTTCTAAACACAACTGAATATTGTCAATTTTTTGAAGTCTTGATTGCTGATCTATATCTGCTTGTGCTTTAATGTCAGCTCTACGAACATTTAATAGTCTTCTAAACTGTTCTTCTCCAATTTTATTAAGCCACCGCTTAACATATTTCTTCCCAAGTTCAAATGTGGCATCATGATAATAAACCAGTTCAACAACTTTTTCTCTTGTGTTATTATCAAATTTAAGACGTTTCAAAATTGCATCAGTCATATCGGCACTTACTTTACCATGACCTTTGAAGTGTCTAATTCCGTCTTCACTATCCTGATAACAATGAGGCTTTCCAATATCATGAAAGAAAATAGCCAAAGATGTAATAAGATCTCTTGGATTCAAATCCGATTCGCAATCACATTCGTAAGCTTCTACTGCATGTATTGTATGATTCCATACATCATAAATGTGATATGGATTATGCTGTTGAAATCCAATCATATCATTAATTTCAGGAATAAATAACGAGAATACATCATGATATAAAACCATTTGAACGCAAAAATCACCAGAATTTACAATCTTGCAGAACTCACTATTGATTCTCTCAATAGATATATTCTCTAATTTTTTATACATTTTAGATATATTCCAATCTGTATCAGGTTCAAGAACAAATCCCAGTTGAGAAGCAAATCTAATGGCACGTAAAATTCTTAATGCATCTTCTGAGAATCTATCTTCTGCTCTTCCAACACATCTTATCTTATGATATTTGATGTCTTCCATACCATTAAACGGATCCACAAGTCCTACTTCGTCGTTGTAAGCCATAGCATTGATAGTAAAATCACGACGCTTCAGATCTTCTACAAGATTATTTGTAAATGTTACGCTATCTGGTCGTCTGCTATCAGAATAGTTACCGTCAATTCTATAAGTTGTAACCTCATATCCTTCACTGTCAATTACAATAGTAATAGTTCCATGCTGCAATCCAGTCTCAATAATTCTCTTGTCCTTAAATACTTCCATCATTTCTGTTGGTGTCGCAGATGTTGTAATATCATAGTCATGAATTGGTCTTTGAAGGATACTATCACGTACACAGCCTCCGACCAAGAATGCTTCATATCCGTTATTTTGTAGAGTATAAATAATCTCATTTGCGCCAGACGGAATTTCAATTTTTAATTCAGATTTCACCTTTTACCACTCTTTCGTTCACACTTGCCACAAAATCATTGATAGCTTTATAATCTGGACTATCTGGAAGACTTGTATTATTCTTTGCATAATCCAATCTCTTCTCATAATCATTTACCATTTCAAAAAACTCTGGAATCGGCTGATCGTTATCATCAAGATATTTACCATTTCGAATATCCATAAGTAAATCATGTTCAACTTCTCTATAAGTGATTATTCTCTCTTTCTCAAGAATATCTAAACACATCATATAAAGTCTGATTAAATGCATCATATGTTTGGCAATTTTACCATGTTCAATTGCATGTTCGTTTCTTTTACCGATTTTGCCATATTGACGTACAGTATTTTGAAGTTCATTCCACATAGAACAATAATCTCTTAACGGATAATGTGTTAGTTTCACATCCATGAAAATCTCAGTGTCGTATCCTTCCTGAACTGATTTATCAATGTATAACTTCATTGAATCGTCTTCATATGGAGTGTATTTCTTTGTGAAATCAGTCTGCATAAATTCCAACGTCTTTAGAATATGTTTCTCTAATTCAGATTGAGCCATCTGATGTGCAGCTTTTTGATTTAATCTATACAGTTGTTGGTTTGCATAACCTCCAAACGAGTGACAGGCTTTTTTGGATAAAAACAAATGAGAGTTATCAAGCAATTGTTGTCCAATAGGAGATACATAGAAATAATGTTCTGGTTTATTTCCCAACATCTCGCACACATTTGGATTGCAATTAATTAGAAGTTTAATTATCTTGTTAAAGGAGTAAATTGTAGTATCTGTTACGTTATCATTAAACTGTTCAAAAGTATCTCCGATACCTATTAATGATTGTTTTGAATTCAATGTAATTCCTCTAATATCTAAATCACTATTTTTATTATTCGTACCATAAGCATAAGAGCCACCAAGAGTTAAGATAATAATATTGTTACCCAAATTCTTATCTTTTCTCAGGAAGTCATATTCCTCTGATTTTAATTTTTCCTTAATCTGTTCAATTGTCATTATCTTAACCTCCTAATTGTCACGATTATTGTATAGTTTTCGAGACAGATGAAATAACGGATTCGTTACTGTATCCCAAATAAGTCATGTAATCACACTTCAAAACCCAGCTTCATAACCCTAAAGTAATAAATATGTGCATTCCCATCAACACTACACTCTTTGTCGTTTGAATAAATTTTTGTAACATTCCCCGTTGCTAAACAAGCACTAGAATTTTTGCCATGCACATAAACGACTGAATCACCAACTTTTAATTCATTACCTTTACAATCTTTCATATGGTTGATTTACCTCTCTACTTTTTCGTATAATGCATCTTGAAATTGTTTTATAAATTTCTTATGTACAGATTCCATTTGACTATTTGTCAATACTCCATACACATAGCAATACTGAATACAATGTAATAGCTTCTGTAATGACCTTGCTTTATCACCAAGAGTATAACCTTGCTTATTTACATATTTTTCCAAATTATCAAGTAACGGATCGAATCCGCTCATATCTATTATTTTTACCATTATATTATTCTCCTGTTGAAACCGACATTTCAAATTTTATTTCACATATAAACTTTCATATACAATACTGTCATTTGATTTGCCAATTGTGCGCTTAAAACTGCTATTGCCACTCAACAAATACTCATGTGTTGTATATACATCTTTAGGAACATTCCAAGTATTGTCCACATCACCACTTTTCCCGTCAAAAGACAAAGCATATTTACACTGTAATTGCCTCAGATAATTCCAGAATTTTTCATAATCAATCGTTCCGTAATACATACCTTTTGTATTTGCATATGGTGGATCAAGATACATAAAATCTTTTTTTGTTGGATTAATATCTTCATAAGAGCAACTAATAAATTTAACATTGTTCTTCTTTAATAAGTAACTCCATTCAAAAATTGTTTTATCAAACGTTGTAGGAATAATACCATTTCTTGTAACATGGAATGAATTATTAAACTCACCATTACGGTTATATCTTGGCATACCATTAGTTGTAGTTCTCATAATAAACATAAAATCTAATGGATTGTGTTCTTTGTTGTATCTATCTCTAACATTAGCGAAATATTCTTTCTTTCGCTGCTTATCATCGTCTACATTTAATTCATTCCAAAGCTTTTTATAATAAGAAAAAACTTCTGTCGGATTGTTAATAATTTCATTCCACAAATCAATCAAGCCACTATTTAAATCACTACATATATAATGATTCACTTTAATATCACTATCGAGAAGTCTTCTTAAAACAGAAGCTCCGCCGCAAAATGGTTCATAATATGTATCAATTTCTTTCGGAAAGAATGTCAAAATCTTTTCTGCCTGACTTCTTTTACTTCCACTCCATTTAATTACTGGTTCGTACATTGTAATTACTCAGAGCGATATATCTTTAAGGCTGCCACTCACTCCTTTCATTATTTTTTTATTGTAATGTTGTTTATTTTTTCTAAATATTATTCTCCTGTTGAAACGAAAGTTTCATCAAATTTTATCACTATATATAGTAGCTCAATCATGCGTTACGCACTATATATAGTATGTTCTTTATAACTACCATACATCATTATGTGTCTCGCCATCTGAATAATAAATATTCCAGTATTTGAACAGTTCATTTAACTTATCATTGTCCCAATCACATTCATTACAGTGTGTAATAGCGATTGACTTCTTATCTCCAAAATTCCCCACATCATTCGAACATCTATTATATAATTCTCCTAAATCAAGTGTTCCATATCTCAATGTATCCTGAAATGGATTTGGTATATTTGTTTTATCAAATATGTATTCATTAATAAGTCGCTTGTTGCATTCAGATGGGAATTTACCTATGCCATGACGTGTCAAATATGTGCGAGACACATAACAAGTCTCAATATTTATCTCATCATTCCATTCAACATTTTCAATTATTTTTTTGGGATTTTTTATACCTGTATTGGATGGAGTCAGATATGGGAAATATTCGATATTATTCTGGTCGAGTAAAAGACCTTGTGCTGCTTCAAATGTGATATTGTCAAACTGATTTAAGAAATAATCATCTGCTATAATTAATGAATGACCGTTCATATAATCCCAATCGTCCAAGTAATGCTCAAATATACCATTGTCAAGGAATATTTTTGACCATTTATCTGACAATATAATATTATCTTTTTTAAACTGATCTAAATAATATTCTCGAATATAATAATTAACATCAGTTATACCAGCTTTATACCTTTTAATTGTCTCATAAATTCCCAATCCACAACTTCCATGTTTATTTTCACCACGACTCTCTTCTATAATCTGATTTGCCATCATATCAAATGGTGTAGTCAACATACAATTTTGATTAATATAAACATTCGGAGTATAACCAAGTTTTATTAATTCGTCATATTCTTGTTTAAATATAATAGGATTGAGAATAAAATCCTCAGATAGATATGTACCTGCTCCATTGAATACACCAGATCCAAAATGATGAAAGACATGTCTGATTGCATTAGGTGTTGTTACAGTATGACCTCTCTGAGCACCACCATTTGAACAAACAACAATGCTATTTGGTTTCTGTGAAAAATAATCTGTTATCAAACCCTTCCCCTCATCGCCGAAGTTTGCACCACATACAATCTTAATATCTTTCATCTTTCAAATCTCCTATTCTACCAAGTAATTCCTTCTGAGCTAGAAGGTGTTACAACTGTATCTGTTACATTATTCTCTGCCTCATTGATAATAATATCTACGATCTCATTTGTAATACTATCCATAGTCACTTTTCTAAAATGAGTGTCGTCAAGATACTTCTTGTAAGATTTTTCAATCTCTTCTTCGTCCCATCTGCGACCATGATTTACGTCTAAATGATAAATATTAAATTTCTGAGAGGCTTCATTATATAAATCATTTGTTTCTACATCTGACTGAAGGTTATCGCCTGTTGCTTCAATCAAACCACTTCTTCTACCTCTTAATGGAAGATATGGATTAAGCTGTTCGTCTCCCATAGTAATGATAATTCCTTTTCTACCTCGATTTAAGCAATCAAGTTTTGTATGACGAGAACCGAAATACCATGCTGCTGTGTAGGACTCATAACCGTTTCCACCACCGCCAAATTCAAAATATATCTTATCTAACTGTTCAGCAATACGAATATCCGACTCAAACTGTGAAGCTTGGATTGGACAATTATCATAAGCCAAATCTCCAATTCCCATAATAAGAAACTCAACATCGGTAATCTTTTCATATAACTTTGTCATAATTACATTGAGTTTCTTTGCAACTTCAACGGCGGCCTGTCCCATAGATCCTGTAACATCAAGAGCAAGAATAACTGGAATTGTATTTGGATGCTCCTCTGTATCACAACACTCTCTAATAACATTCTTTGGATCAAGTGCAGAGTCAATAGTTTTAGCCTTGAACATATCCTGATTAGAATATGAACCACTAATCATTCCATCTGTTGAAACACTCATACCCTTTGTTGTTGAATAATTTACATAACTATCTCTTGTCCATGACCCCCATCCCATATTATGCTTCCTCCTCTTCGTCTACATCTGCATCATCGTCATCGTTGCTACTCATATCAAAATCAAACATTCCGTCAAACATATCTCCCATATTTCCACCCATCATCATAAGCGGTAACATAGCACTCATACCGCCATTGGCGTTCATCATACCAGTAGAACCATTATCGCCCTTCATCATCTGAGAAAGCATCATATATTTGAAAATATTATTTGTGCCTTTCTTGCCCTTAATAACATCACTCCCAAACATTGATACGATCTTTCCATAGAAGTATGTATTACCCATAAATACATGTCTTTCAGGGAGGACAGTTTCGATAGTTGAGTCTTCATAATTAATGACTGTAATCTTTGTCTTATCAGCTTCGATGACACATCTTGGTTTGCCGTTCACAAGGATGATGTCACCTTTCTCTACCTTATTAGTTGGAATGATAAAGAAAAATTCCTCACCAATATCAAATACAAAATTACTACAATTTGTAAGTTTTCCAGTTTTGACGTTATAAGTCTTATAACCACCATTTGTCTTAACTGCAATTCCACCATTCATAGAAAGTCTACACATTCCGCTTCCTACCTTGCCAAACATACCATTTAAAAAATTGTTCATCATATATTTTCCTCCTATGATATAAAATTTATTTTTTACAATTACTTATTCTCTGTTTATATTCCACTTGAAATCCATCTTTCGTCCTGTTTTTGAGTATCTGAAACGTCCTATTTATGGACATTCCAGAAATCCTCTACAGTATTATTCTCTATAACTGAGACAGCAAGCTCTTAACTGGTTCTCTAGTCATATTTTCTTTCGCCCATGATATATAACCAGGATCGATTTCATTAATCTGCAATAAAGTTCTTCCTTTATACTTGCCAAAAGGTAATATCCATTCCTCCAATTTGGGCAGCTCTTCTTTAGGAATTTCCACACCACTCAACGCAGAAAGTACTTCTTCAGAATAGGTCATATCCAGATTAGATCTACTTGCTAGATAATCACACATATGTACAAAGAACTGCTCATCATTTTCAGGTTTAGGCAGTACAGTCTTACTTCTATTTGTAGAAGTCCACTCACCGGAATAACTTTCACATAATCTTGCAATATAAGCTTTTGTTTCAGCGTCTACGTCATGTTCAACAGATGTATTTCTTACCCATTCACCTGCGAGCATCGGATGTTCATGTACCGTATACTGTGATCCATTTAACCCACATTTGATCGCATCATGGAAAATTGGAGTGCAGCGCAAACAGTCTCTCTGTCTTTCGGTAGTTTTTTCTTTTACATACTCTAATCCAAGGACATAATTCATTACCTCTGCAAACATTAGAATATGAAAAATCTGACCATGCGGTTGACACTGCGTTTTATTATGATACTTAAAAGATGTACTACTTGGAATTGTGAAGATATAATCTGGAATTTCCTTAATCATATCCGCACAATAATTTCGAATCTCATCCGTCTCAAACTTATTTAAAAGACT